AAAAATGCTATGGGTAGTTTATCTGATACAAACAGAACTACTATGATTGATGTACCTGCAGAAACTGCAGTAAGAATTGATACAATATTATTAGCAAACATTGACGGAACTAATGCTGTTGACGCAACAGTAGAAATTAGTAATGACAATGGTTCAACTTATTATAAAATCGCAAGCACGATCTCTGTGCCTGCAGATTCAACATTAGATTTAATTGCAAGACCTATTTATTTAGATGAAACAGATTTAATTGCTGTTACAGCTGGTGCTGCTAACGATTTAGCTTTTCATGTTTCTTACGTAGAAATGGTTGACTAATAAATTTTAAGGAGGAAAGAAAACAATGCCAAGAATTATAAAATCAGCAAAAGGAACTTTTACATCAGCAACCGTTACTGTTGATTCATCAGGAAGAGTTATATCTGGTGAGTCTGGTTCAGGTGGTGCTGTTATGACACCAAAAATTACTGCTTTTGGACCATCTTCTGGAACTTATACATCAAACGGAAATCAAATGATGGCATATGCTTCTTCAGGCGGCGGAGGCGGCGGCGGAGGACCACAATCACAAGGACCAAATACTATTAGAGGTGGCGCTGGAGGTTTTGGAGTTGTAGGAGTTTTTACATCAGATATTACACCTCCTTTTTCACAGCCTTACGCTGTTGGTGCACTTGGTAGTTCAGGAAATAACGGAGGAGCTAACAATGCAAATAACGGGAGTGCAGGGGGAGCAACTAGTATAGCTACTTTATTTTCTTTAAACGGTGGAAACGGTGGAAACAAAGCACCTGAAACAACTAATGGAAATCCTGGTACTCCGGGAACTGTTGGTAGTGGAAGTTTTATAGGATCAGCACCTACACCTGGTGCAACAAATAGTATTGCTGGTAATCCAGGTCCAGAAGTAGGTTCGAATAATGATATGTCTTATAATAGACAAACAATTATGTTTGGTACTAACGCAGGTATTGGCGGAACAGGAGGAAACAGAACTCAAAACCCTACTCCTTCTCACACACCAAATCCAGGAGGAATGGGCGCTTTAATAGTTTTTGATAACGCTTAATAGATATCATGGCAAAATATTTACTTTTTCAAAACAACGAATTTTACAGAATGGCTTCCGATGAAACTAAAAAAGACAAATGGATAGTAACACCACAAATTGTTGCAAAAGAAGTTAATGACACTGATTATAAAAACGTTGGTTGTAAAAAAGTTACACCTACTTTAAGTGGCGATACCATTACTTATGAAGGTGAAACTTATTTTAATTTTACAGATACTGAACCTTCTGAACCAAAAGATTTAGATGCTACTGAATCTCAAGCTATGGTAACATGGGCTAGAGATACTTTAATTAAAGAAATAAAAGAAATGTCAGCTCATAATTATCCTACTGATAGTGCAGCAAAGGCCATGGTTGCATTTTTAGAAGCAATTGACATGAATGCCGTTACTTCATTAGGTAGATCTGACAGTGCATTCGAATACATTTACAACCTTTCTGGTTGTCCTCAATTATATCCTTTAGAATTAAATTACTAGTTTACTTTTTAAATAAAATATATATATTCTATATGTATGAAATTAGAAAGTTACATAAAAGTATATGACGATATTCTGCCTGTAGAAACTATAGGTTCATTTATTAAGTTTACAACAAAACAAAAATTTAATCCTTGTGGAATTGGTAAAGAAAATGTAGTCGATAAAAATGTTAGAAATGTCGAAGCATATTCTTTAGTTAATTGGGACTGCAAATCAAAAACTAAAATTCATTGGTGTAATTATTTTATGAGTCAATTTAAAAAGTATGTTCAAGAATATAGTTATGAATTTGCTAAACCATTTGGAACATCTGTAGAAGGAATAACTACTTTAGATGTATTGAAATATGAAACAGGAGGTTTTTATACACCACACATAGATAATTTTTTAAGAAGTCCAAGAGCATTGTCTTGTATTTTATTATTAAATAATGATTATGAAGGGGGAGAATTACAATTTTTTAATCCTACTACAGGAAAACTTACAGTAAAGGTAGAAACCGCAGCAGGAAGATTAATAATTTGGCCAAGTGCTTTTTTATATCCACACGCAGTAAAACCAATAAAGAAAGGAACAAGGTATTCAATAGTATCATGGGCATCATAAGAAAAGACTTTAGATATAAAATAGTAAAAAATTTTCTTACTAAAAAAGAATTAGAAATAGGTTCACATTATTATCATTTAATGCACAAAAGAAATGATACTAATTTTGACCCCATGGCTCATCAAAGTAATAATGGTGATTCTGTATGGTCTTGTGCTACTGATCATTTTTCAGATGTTCTTTTATTAGCAAAGAAAAAATTAATGGAAAAAGAAACTGGTTTAAAACTTATTCCAACGTATGCGTTTACAAGAATCTATACTTATAATGCAGAATTATTAAAACATAAAGATAGACCGGCTTGTGAAATTTCTGTTTCTGCTATGTGGGATAGTGATGGGACTAAATGGCCATTATACATTAATGGGAAAGCTGTTGAAATGGAACCTGGAGATGGTGTAATTTATCTTGGATGTGAAGATGCTCATTGGAGAGAAAGTTTTGAAGGAGATTTTCATATACAAACTTTCTTTCACTATGTTGATAAAAATGGACCAAAGACAGACCACGCTTATGATGGAAAAGAGTTTTCAAAACGTTTGTCAATGAAATTTAATCCTGAAATAGTATGAGAAAAATTCTTAAATTAAAACACTCTATAGCTACCTTTGATAATTTTGTAGATCCAAAAGATTGTAAAAAATTAATAGAAATTTTTGAAAAACAAAAAGATACAAAGGCGTATACTAGACTTGATGGCGAAGGAGTACCTAAAGCTGCAAAAGATGATGTAGCAATTACATTTAGTAAAGATAATAATTGGCCAAAAGAAATACATTTAATGTGTAAACATTTAACTGAAGCTTTAGGGGAATATATTAAAGTAACAGATTTTATTAATCTTACTAGTGCATCAGATTTACATTTTACAAATATAAAAATTCAAAAAACAAAACCTGGAGGAGGTTATCATGTATGGCATGTAGAAAGAAGTCATGAGAGTTTTTCTTGTAAAAGAGCTTTAGTTTGGACTATGTATTTAAATGATGTTAAAAAAGGTGGAGAGACAGAATTTTTAAATCAAAATGAAAGAATAGAACCAAAAGCAGGTCGCATATGTATATTTCCAGCAGACTTTCCTTACGTGCATAGAGGTAATCCTCCTTTACAAGAAGATAAATATATATTAACATCTTGGTTCTTATCAACTTAATATGCAATTTAAATTTACAGAAACACATTTAAAATTAAAATTTTCTTGGAAAGAAATTTTAATGATCATTTTAAGAAGAGGTCATTTTCTTATGGAAAGAAAATCTTGTTATGAATTTATGACTGTTTTAGCAGGTGTAATTAATAAAGCGATAATAAAATATGGTGGAGCTGAAGAACACGGTCATCTTGTTGAGTATGACCATCCTGATAATTACGAAGAATAAATGTTGTTTCCTAACTTTGTTTGTATAGATAATTTTTTTGATAATCCTGATGAAGTAATAACTTTATCTAAAAAATTAAAATATACTAATCAAACTACTTCTCCCGGAGTAAGATCAAAACAATTACATGATTTAGATTATGATTTTTTTAATTGGGTTAATTTAAAGATCTGTTCTGTTTTTTATCCAAATGATGTTAGTAATATAAGATTTAATGCTAAAACACATTTTCAAAAAACAAAAAAATTAGAACATGATAACTGGGTGCATAAAGATGAAACTTTCAAATTTACTGCTATAATATATTTAAATAAAGAAAATACAGCTGGAACTTCTATTTTTTCTGCTAAAAATTTTAAGGGTAGTTCATATAATGAATCTAATATAAGATATAATTATTTTAAAAATGAAGATAAAAAAATTTCTGATGAAAAAATAAAAACAGTAAAAAAAGCTAAAAACAAAAATAATGAAAATTATAATAAGACATTTAGTGTTGAGGGTATCTATAATAGATTAGTTATATTTGATGGCAATACTAATCACGCTTCTAATCCTATGAAAGAGGATCATGAGAGACTTACTTTAATTTCTTTTATAGATGACGTATATATTGAAGACAAAACTATAAGATATCCGGTCCCTACGATGAGATCCATTTAAAACAAGGTGTTTAAAAATCGTTGATTATGCTATATAGATATTATATTTTAGGAGAAATATATGCTACAAAAGATAGGCTTTCAACCAGGTATCAATAAACAAATCTCTGAAACTACAGCTGAAGGACAGTGGGTAGACTGCGATAATGTTAGATTTAGATACGGAACACCTGAAAAAATAGGGGGTTGGAAACAATTAGGAGCCGATGAATTGACAGGAGCTGTAAGAGGGCTTCATCATTTTGTTAATAGTTTAGGTAGAAAATACTCAATCGTAGGAAGTAATAGAATTTTATATGCTTTTTCTGGTGGAGTATTTTATGACATACATCCTATCAAATCAACAACTACACTCACAAACTGTTTTAGTACAACTAACGGATCACCTACAGTTACAATAACTTTTTCTGGTGCACATAATATTGCAGTAGGTGATATTATTCTTTTAGATAATTTTACTACTATAACTAATTCTAACTTCGGTGCATCTGATTTTGATGACAAAAAATTTATGGTAACATCTGTACCATCAACAGTAACTTTAACTATTACAATGCCGTCAAACGAAACAGGGTCTGGCGCAACGACATCAGGTGGTATTAGATTACAACATTACTATCATGTAGGACCACCAGTTCAAGCTGAAGGATTTGGTTGGGGTTTAGGATCTTGGGGCGGTGAAGATGTTTCTGCTATTACAACAACATTAAACGGTGCATTATTAGATGATGCTAATGGTACAGGTGGATCAGGAACTTCTATTACTTTAACAAGCACAACAAACTTTCCTGATTCAGGAACAAATTTTATTCAAGTAGGGACAGAAGAAATATCATACACAGGTGTTTCTGGAAATGATTTAACAGGTATTACAAGAGGAGTTAGAAATAGCACAAGAGCGGCACATTTAACTGGTGCCACAGTTACTAACTCATCTGAATATATTGCATGGGGAGAAGCTGCATCAGGAGATTTAGTTATTGATCCTGGTATGTGGTCCATAGATAATTTTGGAGATAAAGCTATTTGTTTAATTCATAACGGTTCTGTATTTGAATGGGACTCTTCTTTATCAAATGCAACAGTTACAAGAGCAACAATTATATCTGGTGCACCAACAGCATCACGTCACATGGTAGTATCTACACCCGATCGTCACTTGGTATTTTATGGAACAGAAACAGAAATAGGTAATACATCATCACAAGATGATATGTTTATAAGATTCTCGGATCAAGAAGATATAAATACATATATACCAACAGCAACCAATACAGCTGGTACACAGAGACTGGCTGACGGATCACGGATCATGGGAGCCATTAGAGGTAGAGATGCACTTTATGTTTGGACTGATACTGCGTTGTTTACTCAACGTTTTGTTGGTCAACCATTTACGTTTGCATTCGCACAAGTTGGAACTAACTGTGGACTTGCAGGACAGAATGCATGTGTAGAAGTTGACGGTGCTGCGTATTGGATGTCGGAGAATGGTTTCTTTAGATATGCTGGTAAATTAGAATCACTACCATGTTTAGTAGAAGACTTTGTTTATGATGATATAAATTTAACTTCTGGTAACCAAATGATATCTGCTGGATTGAACAATTTGTTTGGTGAAGTAATATGGTTTTATCCAACATCAAACTCTTCTGTTGTAAATAAAATGGTTGCGTATAATTATTTTGATTCATCACCACAGAGACCTGTTTGGACAAATGGAACACTAGCTAGAACTATGTGGAGAGACTCTGCTGTATTTGGCAAACCACATGCAACAGAATATGATGCAGACACAGACAACTCATTTGATGTTGTAGGTAATACAGAAGGAAAAACAACTTACTTTGAACATGAAGTAGGAACTGATCAAAACAAAAATGGAACTATAACTGCAATTACTTCAAACATATCTTCTGGAGATTTTGATATTACACAAGCAAGAGCATCTAGCACAGGACAAGCTACAGGTGTTGCAACATTTAGAGGAGATGGTGAATATATTATGAAGATTAGAAGATTTGTACCCGACTTTATAAGTCAGACAGGAACAACCAGAATTACTTTAAACTTAAAAAATTATCCTAATGATTCACAAAGTAGTTCTCCACTTGGTCCTTTTGATATTACAACGACTACAACAAAAATAGATACTCGTGCAAGAGCTAGAGCTATTGCATTAAAAATACAAAATACAGCAGTTAGTCAAAGTTGGAAATTAGGAACGTTTAGATTAGACACGCAACCAGATGGAAGAAGATAATGGCAAAGATAGCACAAGTTATAACTAGACCTTCAGTAGAATATGATTACACAATAGCTGAAGCTCAAACAAGAGATCTCGATGCAATTGTAGAGAAACTTAATTCTACATATCAAGAAGATTTAAAAGAGGAGGTAGAAGCATTTAACTTCTTTATAAACTAATGGCAAATCAATTTAAATTCGCAGGTATAGATAACAGTACATCAGGAGCGGCTTTAACTCCTTTAGGTTCTGGTAATCCTTTGGTCAGTGAAACTTATGTTATTAAATCTATACTAGTCACATCGGCTGGCACACCAACAGTTACAGTTACAAATAACAGTATTACAGCTATAAAATCAGCAGCTTTGTCTGCAAACGTTACAACAGAATTGCTATCTCAACCTTTAGTAGTAGAAGGAGGAGATAGTTTTACAGTGCAAGCAAGCACATCAGATTCATTTGATGTAGCTATTAGCTATTTAAACATTAAGAAAGAGGTAACAACATAATGATTGAACTACAACCAGATAAAATAATAGAAAAAATAACTAATAAAAAAACAGGAGAAAAGTATAAAAATGACTCCGAGTGGAAAGCTAAAGGTATATCACCAGAAGACATTAGAAGAGATGTAACTGTTATCATGCCAAGCCTTGATTTATTAGGAAAAACAAAATAGAATAGTAAAATGGCCATAACTAACGCACAACAAGCAAGACAATTATATCAAGCCGGAGGAGGAGCCGATATGGGAGGAGTTGCTGATTCTCAAGGTAATGTAGGTTCTTCTTTTGGAGGCGGAGGCGGAGATGAAGGTGGTAGAAATCCAATGGCACAGTTTCAAAAAATACAACCAGGTATAGGTGGCCCAAATACAGAAGGCTTAACTTTTATGGATGAAGAACGTAAAAAAAGTAATCCGTTTGGTATACTAACAGAATTACCAGGAATTACTGGTTTTTTAGCTAATGCTTTTACTCCAAATCGTTTTGGTTTTAACTCCCAAAAAATAAATCCTTTTGTAGGAGGAGTTGATGATGATTCTACAAATTTACCAACATGGGCAAAATTAGGTTTTAGTAGTGAAGCAGAATATTTAGCATCATTACAAGAACAAAACAACATGGACCAAGAAACAGAAGTTGCAGAAGAACCTTTTCAAATGTCAAGAAGGTTTGCAGCAGGCGGTGGTATGATGGATGTTGTAGGTGGTGAAATGGATTTTGAATCTGCAAGACAGATGTATGGTTTAGGTAAACTTGTTAAGAAAGTTACAAGATCAGTTAAGAAGATTGCAAAGTCACCAATAGGTAAAGCTGCATTATTATACACAGGTGTAGGTGGTTTAGGAAGCATTGCTCAAGGAGGAACTTTTTTTAGTAATTTTGCAAATCCAATAAATCAATTTAAAGGTGTTGGGTCTATATTTAGTCAAGGTGGTTTAGAAAATATAATGGCAAGAGCAAAATTAGGAACATTGAGCACCACATCAGATGCTATGAAACCCGTATTTGAAAAGAATTTTTTAGGTAAAGCTTTAACAAGTCCTAGTGCTTTAATAGCTGGAACATCATTAATAGCAGGTGCTTTAACAGCAGAACAAGAAGAAGAAGCACAAAATATTGCAGATGAAACAGGAATAGATATAGAAGAAATTAGAGCTAACCCTGACAAATATTTAGGAAGAAGATTTAGAGCTGAAGGGGGATCTATGAAAGAACCAGTGGCGAAAAAGACTATGCCATTATTAGATATGGATGGACAAGAAATGGATTTAAGAGCTGAAGGTGGATTTGTTCCAATAGGACGTATGGAAAAAGCAGATGATGTCCCTGCAAGATTATCAAAAAATGAATTTGTATTTACAGCTGATGCTGTAAGAAATGCAGGTGAAGGAGATGTAGACAA